GTGTTCGAAGGGAATACACCCATCTTCGAATGTTTTGTATATGAATACGCGATTACTGCGATACGTGATACGAGCACCGGTAAAACAAAGGTTGCGAGGTTTGACTAATGAACGACTCACAACAAGAAACTAAAACGACCGCGCAGTTATTACAATTCCAGTTGCAATGGTTAGGGGTGATGTCAATGTCTGGCCGCGAAGAGGAAGCCGATAAGTGTTATCAAAAGGCTCAAGAATATACGCAACAACTTATCGACGCCGGCCATTAAATACACCCAGTAACACTAGCCCGCTATAACGCGGGCTTTTTATTGCCTGTCTACTTATCCCCAAAGTTATTAACACCTGGACCTTTAAGCAGCAACCAGAATCAATGCGGGCTTTAGCTTAACCTGTACAAAAAACGACCAACGTCCTTAATTTGTATTGTGGATAACTACGTCACGTGTTTAACAGTTAAACAAGCCGCGCCATGGGTCGCGGTCCATTGCTCAAACGTATGAGCCAAAAACCGTGGGCGGCGGTCACTGGTCGACGGGTTGCGCACCCAGTGCCGTGTTCCGTGGTCCGTGGTCCATCCATCCGGGTCGATAACCGGATAAAATGCCCGGGTCCCCCGTGTATCGGGTCATTCGGCGTGGTCCATGGCTCGAGAATCGGCGCAAATCGTGCGCGGTCCGCGTGTCCGCGGGGACGAGGTCAAGGTCCATGTTTCTCACAAATATTTAATAAAGATTCCATATGAGCGTTAACTGTCTTATATTAGCGGGTAAAATCGCATATATTTGCATGTTCCACGTGGAACAATTTATTAGGGTCCCCCATGAAAAATTCGTATACAAGCATAAATGATGAAAAAAAATTAAAGTTAGAATTGCGTTTAGCGCAATTAAAAAAGAATGAAATGTGTAAAAAAAATTTTTTAATTTTTGTAAAAAACATGTGGCCCGAGTTTATTGCAGGACGTCACCATAAAATTATTGCTGAAAAATTAGAACGGGTCGCGAGCGGCGATTTAAAGAGATTGATTATTAACATGGCGCCGAGGCACACGAAGAGTGAATTTGCGTCATTTTTGTTTCCTGCGTGGATGATGGGCAGGAATCCTAAGATGAAGATTATTCAGGCGACTCACACGACTGAATTGGCTGTAAATTTTGGACGAAAGACAAAAAATCTGTTGGAGACGGACGAATATAAGGAAGTTTTTGACAATGTAAAGTTAGCTTCTGACAGTAAGGCGTCGGGTCGTTGGGACACGAGCGCGGGCGGTATGTATTATGCGGTTGGTGTTGGGTCGAATTTAGCGGGTCGTGGTGGTGATTTAATTATTATTGATGATCCTCACTCGGAGCAAACGGCAATGTCGGCGGCGGGCTTTGATGATGCTTGGGATTGGTACACAGGTGGTCCTAGACAGCGTTTACAGCCCGGTGGGTCGATTGTATTGGTACAGACTAGGTGGTCTGAGAAGGACATGACGGGTCAGTTGTTGAAGTCTATGGCAAAAGATCCGTTGGCGGATCAATGGGAGGTTGTGGAGTTACCGGCTATTTTTGAGGATGGTAATCCGTGTTGGCCGGAGTTTTGGAGTCTTGAGGATTTGACCGCGGTCCGCGCTTCTATTCCTAATAGTAAGTGGAATGCGCAGTATCAGCAGAATCCTACGGGTGAAGAGAATGCTATTGTTAAGCGTGAGTGGTGGAATGTTTGGGAAAAGGACGAGGTTCCTAATTTAGAGTATGTAATTCAGAGTTATGATACGGCTTTTAGTAAGAGGGAGACGGCAGATTATAGTGCGATTACTACGTGGGGTGTATTTTATCCTAATGAATCTGGGACTCCGGCTTTAATTTTGTTGGATAGTAAGAAGGGTCGTTGGGATTTTCCTGAGTTAAAGAACAAGGCGATGGAGGAGTATCGTTTTTGGGACCCCGATACCGTCATTGTTGAGGCGAAGGCTAGCGGTATGCCTCTGACGCAGGAGATGAGAAATATGGGAATTCCTGTGGTTAACTTTACCCCATCTAGGGGTAATGATAAAGTTACGCGTGTACATTCTGTATCGCCTTTATTTGAGGCCGGGATGGTGTGGGCTCCTGACACTGTTTTTGCTGATGAGTTGATAGAGGAGGTTGCGGCGTTTCCTAATGGTGAGCATGATGATTTGGTTGATAGTATGACTCAAGCGTTGATGCGTTATCGTCAGGGTAATTTTGTGCAGTTGCCGACAGATGATTGGGAAGAAGAAGAAAACTCTGTTAACATGAGGGTTTACTACTAATTTTGGATTTGCTATGAGAGATCTCAACAGAGGGATTGAGTTTAGTATAGATCTGGCAGACAAATCAACTTACGATCATATGGCTTATGATCCGGATAAACGTGACGTAAGCTTTCCAAAAAAATATTTAACATATTTACCTTCGGCAACTCAAAGCGTTATAAAAAACTTGGATTACATGGTTCCGCATAACGAAGCGGTAGGTTTGATTAAAGAAGCGGCTGTTGAACGATTTAGTAGGTCACGTAAATTAAATGACCCGCAAGCTTTTGGTTTTCACGGAGGGGATCCTGAAGGTGTAAGCAGGGATTCTTTGCATGATTCTGCGATAGAAGACAGAGGGCGACGGTTTAGTGGGTCTGATCAAAAATTCGAAAGCTCGCCGAGCGTTTACAGAGCCGCCCTACCTAATTCAACACTTTTAACGCAAAAATATTATAGTAACAAGGGTAACAAATCTTTTCCTGCGGGCGCTAATACCGGCGGCAATGATACGCCCTTTGGAAGTTTTTTTCGCAATATGGATGAACCGCAAGTAAGCAGACGGTCTAGTGATTCCCATGCGTATTATGCACGGGCTCGTCCTCCATATAAAGTTAGACGGTCTCTTTCGGAAATATTGTACCCGGGTGTTGACTATGATAAAAGTATGATTCGCGAGGAATTGGTATTAGAAAGAGGTGCTTCTCCAGAAACGGAAGCCCATGAGCTTATTCATAGAGGTTTTCGTAGTCTACCGAATAATGTTTTGCCGGACAACACCAATGAATTCGAACACGAGTACATACACGATTTAGAAAGTGGCGAAGATATGAGTAAATATGATTACCTTATAGACGAGTTACCCTCTGGTGAAGATAAGGGTATAGTGGCTATAATGGAAAAAAGTAACGATAACGTCGAAAGCTATGGAGGAGAGGAAATGCTTGACGAAGAAGGTCTCGGTTCTTTAATAAAAACAATTGTTAGTAGTACTCAAGACGCGCCTGAGATAGAAGTTGCAATGACTGAAGCTGATCAAAGAGCTATGGTGCGTGAAATGGCGGCTACTGCGCAAATGTTGAGAAAAGCCGGGGCTCCTATTACTTCTGAGGAAGACGTTGAAAAGATACCTATGGAAATTTTAGATCAATTAAATACTATACTAGACCGTTCTCCAGAGGAATAAAAAATGGCTGAAGAAGATAACAAAACGGTAGGTAGTTTGATGGATAGAAATGTCCCATCTGAGCTACGTGAAGAGGATATAAGAGCAGAGATAGAGCTAGAAATACCAGATTCACAGAACGATGTTATGGAAATGGTTGAGATGGATCCCTCTATGGATGGTGAGATAGAGATGACGGCTGATGACGAGGGAGGCGTTTTAATTGATTTTGATCCGCAAGACACTCGTGGCTTTGGCAGTGATTTTTACATGAATTTAGCAGAAGAGATCCCGGATCGCGAATTGTCTAGGATAGCTAGTGATTTATTAGGAGAGTTTGATAGCAACAAAGCTAGTAGAGAGGAGTGGGAAGAGACTTATGCCAATGGTTTAGAGCTACTTGGTTTCTCTTATCAGGAGCGCACAATGCCTTTCCGCGGTGCTTCTGGTGTAACACATCCTCTGTTGGGTGAGGCCGCTACACAATTCCAAGCACAGGCTTTTAATGAGTTATTACCGCCTAGTGGTCCGGTGCGGACTGTTGTGATGGGCAAAGAAACGCGTCAAAAACAACAACAATCACAGCGCGTTAAGCAGTTTATGAATTATTACATTACAAGTGTAATGGAAGATTTTACTCCGGATATGGATCAAATGTTGTTTTATTTACCATTAGCCGGTAGTACTTTCAAAAAAGTTTATTATGATGAAAATTTAGATAGAGCCGTTAGTAAGTTTGTACCTGCTGAAAACTTAGTAGTACCTTATGAAACATCTGATTTAGAAACTTGTCCTAATATTACACAAGTTATCCGCATGTCGTTGAATGATTTGCGCAAGCAACAAGTTGCAGGTTTTTATTTAGATATAGATGTTATACCGGCGCAAGCAGAACTTGACTCTATTACAGAAGAAATTAACTTAATAGACGGTCTAGAGCCTTCTCAAATAGATTATGACTGCACTATTTTAGAGTGCCATGTTGATTTAGATTTAGAAGGCTACGAAGATTTAGATGAAAGCGGTGAACCTACTGGAATTAAAATACCATACATCGTGACGTTGTCGCAAGATAACGGTCAAGTACTTGCTGTAAGGAGAAACTATAACGAGGATGATTCTAAAAAACAAAAAATTCAATATTTTGTACATTACAAATTTCTTCCGGGTTTCGGTTTTTATGGATTGGGTCTTATTCATACTATTGGTGGCTTGTCTCGTACTGCCACAGCGGCTCTCAGACAGCTCATCGATGCCGGTACGCTGTCTAACTTACCTGCCGGATTCAAGGCCCGAGGTATGCGAATTCGTGATGACGACGAACCGTTACAGCCGGGAGAGTTTCGAGATGTAGACGCACCGGGAGGCGCGATTCGTGATAGTTTGATGCCGTTACCGTTTAAGGGACCGGATCAGACGTTATTCCAGTTGTTAGGATTTGTTGTTGATGCCGGGCAACGGTTCGCGACTATTACAGATTTAAAAGTTGGCGATGGTAATCAGCAAGCGGCGGTAGGTACAACTATTGCAATGTTGGAGCAGGGCTCACGGGTCATGAGTGCTGTGCATAAAAGATTGCATTATGCCATGCGGTTGGAGTTTAAGATTCTTGGTCGCGTGATGCACGAGAGTTTACCTCAGACGTACCCGTATTCTGTTGCGGGTGATGATGCTTCTGTGATGGCTAGTGATTTTGATGATCGCGTAGATATTTTACCGGTTAGTAATCCTAATATATTTAGTCAAGCGCAACGTATTACGATGGCTCAGACTAAGTTAGAGTTGGCAGGTGCCGCTCCTGAGTTGCATAATATGCACGAGATTTATCGTGATATGTATGAAGCGTTGGGTGTGACTGATGTAGATCGGATAATGAAGTCGTTACCGGATGCCGACCCGCGGCCCACGGATCCTGCGCAAGAGAACATAAATGCGTTGGATATGATGGATTTGCAAGCATTTGAAGGTCAGGATCATCAGTCCCACATTATGGCTCACCTTATATTTGGTGGTACACCGTTGGTTGCTAACTTGCCGCCAGTTGCTGTAGCGTTGCAGAAGCATGTTATGCAACACGTTAAGATGGCCGCTCGAGAACAAGCGGCGGTAGCTTATATGCAACAGATGGAGGTTCGTGATGGCGAGCCGGCAAGTCCGGAGGAGATGTTAGAGATAGAGGCTTTAACGGCACAGTTTGTTGCACAAGGTATGCAAATGGTTAAAGATATGTCTCAGCAGTTAGCAGGTGGTGGCGAAGAAGCCGGTCCGGATCCGTTAATAGCATTGAAAGAGAAAGAATTGGAGATTAAAGCGCAGTCTGAGCAGTCTGATACTGAATTAGACCAAGGCAAGCTTCAATTAGATCAAGAGTCGTTACAAATGCGCAACCGTCAGTTTGGTGAGCGTATGGCGTCGCAAGAAAAGCAGACTCAAGCCCGTATTAGTGCGGCAAGAGAACGTGAAATTTTGAAACAACAAGGAAAATAAAATGGCTATGAAACCCACAAAAGCACCAAAAGCTGTAGAATATGCAGATATCAAAGGCCAAGGTCGTATACCGTATGGTAAGACTGCGGATGTTAAGGTACCGACAAGTATGACACGCATGACTGCACGAGGAATGGGTGCGGCTAAAAAAGGCGGTGGTTATTTAGGTTGTAAATAACCTGAAGATTTAACAGGGTTGGATTTGTAAATGTATAATTTTAATGATTATGGCAATTTTGGCGGTATTACTCCTGAGTTTTTAGCTAGAATGCAAGCGCAAGCGGCTGAAAAGTACGAGCAAAGTCAGCAAAATTTTGATCCACAAGTTCCTTTGCCCCCGCAAGATGATCCTTCTTTGTACTCTGACCCCAACTTAGGTGGCAATCCTCCGATGGTACAAGAGCCTGTTAAGGCTCCACCTGCGGGAATCGATTTTTCTAGCGGTGAGACGACTATACCTGCGGGTGTTCCGGGACGTTCTGGCATGGGTGGTATTGACTACTCTAGCGGTGAGACGACTATACCTGCGGGTGTT